AAAAGGTTAATATAACTCCACAACAAAGAGCTTATGATCCAACATCTACTATCCCAACAGATGCTAAAGCAGAAGAATGGGCCTCAAATAATAGTTGGTTTGGAAACGATTCAGCTATGACTTATACGGCTTTTGACATACATAAAAAGCTTGTAGAGGAAGAAGGATACGATCCTAAATCTGACGAATACTATACGGAAGTTGATAAAAGAATAAGACTTGAATTTCCACATAAATTTGATAAGATAGCGGATACAACTACGGAAAGAGCAAAACCTGCTCAAAATGTAGCTTCGGCTAAACGTTCAGCCCCACAAGGACGCAAAAAAACTGTTAAGCTCACACCTTCACAGGTAGCAATCGCTAAAAGATTAGGTGTGCCACTCGAAGATTATGCTAAACAATTAAAAATCACGGAAGGAGTATAAGCATATGGAAAATGATAAAATAAGAACTTCTCGTGCGAGTCAGACTAGAGAGAAAACTTCTCACAAAAAAGTATGGACTCCACCCAACTCACTCGATGCACCGCCTGCGCCAAAAGGCTTTCGACATCAGTGGATAAGAGCTGAATCAATGGGGTATCAAGATACCAAAAATGTTGCAGCGTCTTTGAGAGAGGGATATGAATTAGTTCGAGCTGATGAATATCCGGATCAAGATTATCCACAAATGACTGAAGGAAGATACGCAGGAGTAATTGGAGTAGGTGGCCTTTTGCTGGCAAGGATACCGGAAGAGATCGCAGCTCAAATTGAGGCTTACTATAACAAGAAGACTCAAGAAAAAGAGGAAGCCATTAACAACGATCTTATGAAGGAAAGGCAAGCTGGGATGAAATTCAGAAATGAATCTACATCTAGTGTAACTTTTGGTGGTACAAAGAAAAGCTAATTATTTAGTGATTCCTATCCATTAAATTAACTTTAAACAATAAGGAAAAAACTATGGCAAATAAAACAGAAGGTTTTGGATTAAGACCTGTAATGACGCTTGGAAATACTCCGGCTACATCAGGACAGTCTAATTACAAAATCGAGTCTGGTCTAGACGTAGGTATCTTTAAGAACAACCCTGTATCATTAAATGACGGCGGCGCGACTGCTGGTGAACAAGGTTACTTACAAGATGCGTCTTTTGCTACAACTGATGACGGCGGAACTGGTGGAGCTTCTTACACGAATGCTTCTCACGCTCTTTTAGTTGGAGTGTTTAATGGAGCTTTCTATATAGATAACTCTACAAGCAAACCAACTTTTGCAAATTCAGTTGCAGCGGGTACTACGTTCGGAACTGACTATAATACTGGAAGTAACGATGGTATTGGCTTTGTTAACGACAATCCACAACAAGAGTATGTTGTTAAAGCGGATGCGGCGGTAACTCAAGCAATGATCGGAACTTCTTTTAACGTTAACAACTTTACTGCAGGTGAAGCTATTAGTGGTCAATCAACTGTCAAATTAGATATCGGCGGCGGTTCTGCTGAAACTAAAATGTTCAGAGTGGTTAGATCAGCAGATGAAAGCGAAAATAATGATTTATCATTAACTAACGCTAACATCGTAGTTGCTTTTAACTCTGCAAGTAATTTATATCAATAATTGAATAGGAGTATATAAACTATGGCAATATCAAGAGCACAACTAGTTAAAGAACTAGAACCAGGTTTGAATGCACTATTCGGACTTGAGTATAAACAATATGCTAACGAGCATGCAGAAATATTCGACACAGAAACTTCTGACAGAGCTTTCGAAGAGGAAGTAATGTTATCAGGTTTCGCGAATGCAGCTGTAAAACCTGAAGGTCAAGGTGTAACATTCGATGATGCACAAGAAACTTTCACAGCTCGTTACACTAACGAAACAATTGCATTAGCGTTTGCAATCACAGAAGAAGCTATCGAAGATAACTTGTATGACAGACTTGCGTCTAGATATACAAAAGCGTTAGCAAGATCTATGGCAAACACGAAGCAAGTTAAAGCAGCGGCTGTATTGAACAACGCGTTCAATTCATCATTCGCTGGTGGTGATGGTAAAGAGCTTTGCGCTACTGACCACCCAACTTTAGCAGGAGATCTATCTAACGAGTTAGCAACACCTGCTGAACTTAACGAAACTTCATTAGAACAGTCGTTGATTGACATCGCGGCGTTTACTGATGAAAGAGGCCTAAAAATTGCGGCACAAGGAGTTAAATTAGTAATTCCTTCAGCGCTTCAATTTACTGCTGAAAGACTTATGAAGTCTGCAGGTAGAGTAGGTACAGCTGATAATGACATTAACGCAATCGCGTCAATGGGAATGATTCCGCAAGGTTATGTAGTTAACCACTACTTAACTTCTACGAAGAAGTTCTTCATTAAAACAGATGTTCCTAACGGTCTTAAGCATTTCGTAAGATCACCTATCAAAACTTCAATGGAAGGTGACTTCGATACAGGAAACGTAAGATACAAAGCTAGAGAGAGATACGTATTTGGATTCTCTGACCCTAGAGGTATCTTTGGTTCTAACGCAAC